CTTCAGTACCATTTGATTTTTAAGCAGTGCTTTTTTAAATGCCGGGATAGCACATGCAAAATCATACCAGTCGGTAAAGATCGACCACCAGTAAGGTTTACCATTATAATATCTGCCTGGTGTGGGTAACATCAGCTGCAGCATAAAGCGTTTATCTTTTACTACTACTTTTTTCTTTGCCAATGGATCCAGTTCAATGCCTAATCTGCGTTTCAGATCCAGTACGGCAATACGTCTGTCCAGGAGCGGAGTCACCGCAATTGTTTCCTGAGTAGCATTTACCCAGTCCAGGCAAAATCCGTGAAATTCAATTTTACCTGTAATTTTATTCACCAGTGACACACGGCTATTGATCGATTCACAGGGTTGGAGCGAATAAACTTTATTACTGCCGGCTTCCAGAATCAGCTCTACATAGCTTTCGTAAAATACCGATAAGTCGTTCGACCATTCCTGTTGTGAATTTATATAATTATTATCTTCAAGGAACTTGAAGATTTCCTGCTGCTCACTGGCTAATTGTTCCTCCAGTTTTATCTCCCGGGTTATGGGATCCTTTACTTTCTTCACCACCATAATGCCGTCACCGTAGGCCATCTTAGAGTTAAACTCAATATTCGATCCTACAGTTGTTTGAGCATAAACTTTCTCCATTACTTCAATGGGAAGTTTATTATTCTGTCCACGGCGAACAAACTTAATCGGTTCCTTCACGCCTTTGAACTCAAAGTCCTGCGTTGGAGTATTGGTGTCACCGACCATATCCTTGCTATCTGTCATTACCACCATGGCTTTACCGCCTGCCAGAAATGCACTTACACCAAAATCAAATACTTCAGTAACGATATTTTGTTTTTTTGCCATTATAAATAGACTTTACATTCATTAAACCTTATAATCAATACCTTCCGAAACGTGTGAGGAACCTTATTCACCTCAGTCATTATATTTACCGTCGAACCTTTCGAGTGAATACTCGTAAGCGTAGCATTTTTATAAGTTTCCAGCTCACCGCTCAACTTTGCATACCGGAATGAAAAAGGCTTCAGCTTTCCTGCCCGGTCCTTCTCCTCCATAATTTTCCAAATCTTTGATATATGTATCCGCTTTTCCATTCCACTCCAAATTCGATAAGCAAAGATACTTTTGCCAAATAGGTAGAGAAAGGACAAAAAAAATACTCCAGCCTTACAGGTAGGAGTTCTAATACTATAAATTTTATATTTTCAACTCTACCCCTTGTGGGTGTTTTCCGTCTTTTTGCTACTTTTTGACGGCGACAAAAAGTAGTCCGGACGCACCAAAGCACCTCGTTTTAGGCGCTTACGGTAGATCTGCTGACGTTTAAAGCATTAAGTCAACCGAGGCAAACATTAGATCTAAAGTCGTTTGTACGGGCTTTATTTCAATTGTTTTAATAACTTCGGGTTTAATCTCAATTTTTATATTCTCGATTTTTGAAAGATCAATTTCACGCACATAAGGAATTAAATAAATCGGGTGAATCTGAATGCTCCACCTGTGCCACTCTTCCATTCTTAAACTATCCATGTGAGAAACACAACCTTTCAAACCATTCAAACACATATTAATAATTGTCATTTGGCAACATTGCAAATCAATATCAGCGCCCCAAAATTCTAAGTTTCGGTTAACTTTTGCAGCACTAAGGAACATGCGCCCACTCCCACAACAGCAGTCTGAAACGGTTTCACCATCATTTGTCGGGTTAGTAATCTTTGCCATAAAATCACAAAGCGACTCAGGAGTAAAAAACTGACCGCGTCTTTCATTGCTCAATATCTCCATAAAATAATCACCCAGACAATCTTTTAAACCGCTTCCCCTGTTATCCATGTCAATGGTCATACAGGCGAATGCGTGAGAAAAAGCCAACATTTCATCTTTTGAATAATGTTTTGCAAGTTTCAAGTATTCATCTTCTTTTGTCTGCATGGATAAAGCACACACGGCAAAAGTAAGAAAGTCACAAAATGCCTTGCTACGTCCAACCCTTCGCCCTGCCTGCTCTATATGTTTTTGAAAACTCATGCTACTTCTAAATGTAAACCGTTCAACAAAGCAAGTAAAGCAGGATTTTTCATTTGTAAGTCGGTCAGCATTTCAGTTGCTTTGCTCTTGGTAATTATAATTTCATTTTTATGAATTTCAACTTTTACCATGTCTCCCACTTCAAAACCAAACTTTTTTAAATAATCCCCTTTCAGGTTAATGCCTTGCGTGTATCGCTTTCCCTGCGCCATCCTGCACACGGTCAATATCTTTTCTATCATGCTGCTGTACTCCTTTCTATTACCTGAAGTTCAGAGAATACAAAACATAAAGGATAAAAATCTGTTTCTTTTTCGTCTCCCTCTATGATAGTTAATTCTATTTTTTTATCCAACTTCTTAGGAGAACCCCACAATAACAAAGCGTGTTCCCCTTTTATTATGCTTTTCCCTGCTTCGTTCCATTGCTTCAGGGTTTTTAAATTAATATGCCCCTGCGTAGCGTATAACTCAACTAATCCCTCATTAATAGTATTATATACTGCCAGTTTAACGAGCTCTTTAATAGGTTTCGAAATTTCTTTCAATTCGGTGCGCTTTGCCCTGATAGCTTCCAGTTGCTTTTCACTCAGTTTTTTTTTGCTGAAAAATTTCCGTTTCTCTTTGTTTTCTGATATTGTTTTCATATTTTTGTATCGCTTTATAAAATTAATTGTTTACAGACGCAATTATTTTTAATACCTGCAAGTTTCCGCTTGCAGGTATTTTTGTTTTATGCTGCAAAAGTTTTTATCAACTCCCGTTCTACCTCGTTAATCGCTTCGTCAAATTCCTCTTTCCAAAATTCAATTAACTTGCCTATTGTCTTAGGGCTTGCGCTCTTAAACTCTTCACCGTGTGCATCCGTAACCATTGCCGAAGCGTTATCCTCGTCGTGTTTAATGGCAAAGCGGTCCAACGATGTCCGTTTTTCGCTTAACTTAGTATGCTTCTCCTGGAGAAGATATACTATTGTTGCCCGGCTTTTCAGTTCCTGGAGTGTTGGCTGTTTCTTTTCCGTGATAATTTCTTTTACTTTTTCCGTTGGCTCAACTTTTTCCGCTGTTGGTTTAATTTCCGTTTTTTCTGAAATTGCCAAAGTAGGTTTAACGATGGTCATGGTTGGAGTTGGTTGCTCAATTTTTTGAGCGGTTGCATTTGTTTTCATTTTGCTTTATAAATTAAATTGTTAATTATGTGCGTGGTTGAAATCCGTGTTTCTCCCTTTCGCTCTGCTAAATTACTACAATTTAGCGACATACACAAATTTAATTACCTAAAACACAGAGCGTTAAGTTACATAAATCAATATATCACTATAAAATGAATGTAATTTACATGCTTATTTGTTGGCTAATTTCATAAAAAAAACTTTTAATCTTGGCAGCTATTTTTTGAAATATCATTTCAAGAATCAAATTAAAACAAGTCGAAATTTATTGAAATACTAAACTAAGTTAATAAAACGGGTTACTCCATTAGATTTTATTTGAAATCTAATATAAAAATCTGATTCTCAAATTTCTTAAGGGGTGTATGAGGGGAATTTTTTCCACTCTGTGTACGTACGTACCACGCAACGCCCTCAGAAAAAGTTGCGTCTGCATGTTCTTTTTTGCTGTAATATGCTGAATGTTAATTTTTGCCCCCCCCTATAACGCATCGCCCGCGCGCGGGTGTCCGATACAAAGAAAAAAGGCTGACAGATACTGCCAGCCTTAAATAATTGATAGATCGATGTTAGTTTGAGCCTACGAAAACAAACCCACCCAATGAGGAAGATGGCTCAGTGTAGAAGAAGTTCACGCCAATGAATAGCGTATCCCAGGCATCGGTTACGTGTGTCTTAGTTTCATCAGGATTGTCAGGAGTATCCGGTAATGCTTCTGGAGTCTTATCTTTCTCGAATCCATTCTTACCCTGACGTACGCCTGTTTGTTCCATGGCTATCTTAAGCAACTCATTGTTCATGGCATTGAATGTTGGATAAAGCAGCTCTGTATCACCCTTGAGTGCACGGTCAATCTGTAAGTGCTTCCAGTCATGGCGTGGAGCCTGACCGATATACACATCAGTTACATTCCATCTATTATTCGTAAGTATGTTGATAATGGTATCAGCATAACTTTCGGCACTGGTACCTGTCTCCCAGGTAAAGGTATGATCATAATAGAATATCATATCCTTATGAATCATTGGTGCATAGTAATCACATACTGCCTGTATAACATCCTGTAGCTTACCCGGGGTCTTTACATAGAAAGTCTTTAGTGTCTTGAACTCATTCGTCTCAGGGATTACCTGACCCACACATACTGAAGATATCGCTGCGTTACTATCACATGCCATTTGAAGTGGCAACTTCATATTAAGATCATCATCAGATAAACAACCAGGAGCAGCCATTTTTCTCCATTCTATTCCTGCATTTTTATATCTACCGATATCATCAGGGATATAGAAGTGATTGTCATTCAATGCAGAATAGAACCCATTGGGGACTCTGAACAACCGTTCATTCATAAAGGCAGTACGCCATATCAATGTTGGGCTATCCCTGTACATTTGCCAAATGAAGTCCTTACCAACTACCTCAAGGTTATCAAATATATCATACTCCCCATAAAATACAGTATATTCATATTCTTTCCCTGGCATTGGCTTCTTTGGCTTCTGATATCGCCTTGCCAGTGCTAAGTCAGCACGTAATTCTTTGATTACTCTTCGGGTATAATCATTTTGCTCCGGGCGTAATTCGAATTCAATGATCTGCCGGTAAAGGTTACGAATGAAATTAATATGTTGATCATCCATTTCTTCCTTCTTATCCAGTATCCATTTACCCATCTTTGACGTTGGCATATCCGTTGAATACAAAACGCTGTGATGCCAGGGACAGTTACCAAAGTACTGCCGGTTTCCACGATTAGCCGGATTAACCTCTGATTTAATTTTATTATAATCCAGAAACTTTGCTTCTGGACCAATAAGCCAGTCAAGGGACATTGAGTTGGCCGACATGCCGTTATTGAAAGAAAGGACTACCATAATCGTTCCGTTCCAGAAATGGAAACAGTTTGACCAGGCATCACGTAATGGCATACGTTTTGGAAGTTTGAAATTTTTGTCTGCAGGCGCACGGCGACCAACAAAGTAATGAATTCCCTCCACATATCCCCAGCTGTACAATGCGTGACAAATAGCCGGCAATGTATTTCCCCAGGCTTTGGCATAAGTGGGAGATATCAACGCACCGGTAGAACCCGGCATGGCCCAAACATTTCGGAGAATAAAGCGGGCGTCAATTCCCTCAGACTTTCCGGTACCACGGGCTGCTACAATATATTCATCATGTGCAGATATGGCCATGGCATTGCGCTGTGCTTTGTTGAAGAACTTTTTTACCGGTTCTTCAAACTTATGAAGCAGATCAGCTGTCGGTTGAGTATATTCCATTATTTTTCAATGACAGCCTCTTCAGCTATTTTATACATGTTTCCTTTGAACATAGACCGGAAGATCTGACGTTCGTCTTCAAGGTTGTCAATCTTCTCAAGTCCTTCAAGAATGGTTACATCATCAGTTGGCTCGAATCCGGGAGGAATCATTTGTGAATAGTCCATATCATCATCCTCTTTGTCTGCCCTGGTATACTTACCAATTTTATCCAGACAAGCTGCCATACCTTTGGCATCCCGATCGGTTTTAGCAATTTCATAACCTGCTTTGGCACCTTCGACAATCATATACCGGTACCAGGACTTTGCCTGCAGGAGTACTGATCCTACAATTTTATTAATCCCTGCAATATCATTGTAAGCTTGAGACTGGAGAACCGGATCGCATACACCACCACAACCATTCATCAGAAATGTAACCATATTTGAATCGAGCATAAGTGGCTCAGCCATTTTTTTAGTTACACATAGCATTAGCCGGTGTTTTATTTCCATTTCCCTTGGAGTCAAAAACTGCTCAGCATCTTCCCTGGACTGGAACAAATGCTTTTCAATTTTCTCATATACTGATATTTCCTGCTTTGCCATAAATTTTACATTAATTGTTCGCGAAGATATTTGTCAGCTATAGGCTCAGCTGCAGGGCTGCCATGTTTGGCCAATTTAATCACTGTTTTTCTTAGTTCGAATTTTGTCTGTAGTCTGCCTTTCTGGAATGCCAGGAAGATATCTGAGCTTTCATGATTTTTACAGATCTCCTCGAATGAATTCCTATCATCCGAATTAAGTCCCAGCAACATGGCAATTTCTTTTGCAGTCATTAAAGCAGCTGCGAATTCTTCTATCTGTTGTATTTGTTCACTCGTCAAGTTCATAAGGAATTGATTGCTCATAAATTTCATCAAACATTTTTTCGAAATAATCGAAATGTTTCCCTGCAGTAAAATAAAACCCGGCTTCATACCGGCGGACCTGGTTCATGTTTGCACTCCCTACAATTCCAAAGCTGTGCGTGTTGCTACGTACGAGAATGATTTTAGCATGATTGCTATCCAACCGGATACATGGAGTGATATTGGAAGCAAACAGCAGCATATCCAGTTTATGACGTTTTACAGTCATATCGAATAATAATGACAGTTTGGAAACAGATCCATCTTCAACCAGGAAAAATAATGGACGCAAACTATCTTCCGAAATACTAAAAGTTGCTACCTTTACTTCTGCACTACCAATTTGCTGCAACAAAATGGGCAATACGTCGTGTATTGCCCATTCTCCTTTGTGTATGAAAGGTTCAATTATCTCCGGTAGCAATGCACCTGGAAACAACTGATCAAACTGTTGTTTCGTCATCCACTTGTTTTACAACTTCCGGCTGAAGCTTTGCTTCCAGTTCTGCCAGTTCTGCTGTATAAACTTCAATCCGTTTTAACGCATTGTCTTTTACAACTTCCCTTTCGGAACTATCAGCAGTGGCCTGAGAACGCACGAGGTTTTCTTTCAACCGTTCAATGCGACGAACAATTTGTGCACCGGCTACCAATACATTTTCTGAATAAGCAGGTTTTTCCAAAACGGGTTCTACCGTTTTACCTTCGCTCCATTCGTCAATAGTATCCCAGGCTGCACGACGTTCATCATCCAGTTTGACTAATTTTCTAACCAGACTTTCACGGGTTTTGATATGCAGTTTTTCAACCGAGATATCAGCATGAATACTGGCCATCTCCGGAGTGATCACTTTAACCCGGTCGTACAATTTTTTGATATCTTCCGGAAGATTGTCGTAAGCAACAATAGAAAGTCCTCTGCGTTCCTTTAATGCAGTAAGTTCAGCTTCTTTTTCTTCCAACAATGCCTCAGCTTCGGATAAAGCTGCTACATGATCTTCAATTTCAGATTCTAATTCTTCTACATTGTCAGTCAAGTCAGTGTTTTCTTCATCAACATCCGATTTCTCAGCGGTTAATGCTTCGATTTCTGCTTTTAATTCAGCTATTTCGTTTTCTTTTGCTGCGATTTCGTCCACACCGGCTACAGGTACTCCTGTAATTACCAATGTCATATCTTTGAACTGATCCGGATTGATTTTAATCTTAAACTCAATGGCTGCCACCTTATTGGTTAACATACAAAGAGCCGGGCTAAATTGTCCGTCCTCCTGATTATCTTTGAAATACTGAAGGTATTTCTTTTTGATATCATCCGAAGCTGCAGTTTCAAAGATAGCTAACCCGTCAGAGAATTTTCTCTTGGGGTCAGCTAACCATGTTTGAATTGTTTTTAGCATATTATTTAGATTATACTAACAATGCATCAATGTCAATGGGAGTTCCCAGGTAAATAACCGGAGCCAAAGAATCAGCACTGTAAGTAAATTTATAACCACGACGATCTGCACGAGCCATACCACCTTCATAATCGGGTTTGATATAACATGGTAAACCAGGTTGACCAACCAAAATCTGAGGACCGTCCATTTCTTCAACAACAAGATAACCCGGTACGTTATTTACCTGACGGGCAAATGCTGCAAATTCCTTTTTGCTGCCGGCACGGAAGAACTCTCCGGATTGAGCAAAACTTTGACCTTCAATTTCACCCTGATTAGCAGCGGTGAACTTTACGGTTTTATCGGTACACACAATAACTTTAGGTGTATCACCTACAGTTTTAAAAACAAAAGCACCAGTTGCAGTAACGAAGTCAGCATCAACTGAAAGATCAGTAATGGCAACAAGTTCCGGAACAGCGCTAACCGAAGAAGCAGGAATAAACAAAAGGCGTGATTTGTAACCGCCCATGTTATCTTGTCCACCATCCCAGGTTAAAGGATCTAAATTCACTTTCATATATAAAAGTTTTAAAAAGTTACACTGATAAATGATTGAAAGAAAAGCCGATTACCGAAGTAACCGGCTTATTCTTTATTTTGATTAATAATCTCCAGACAAATCAATACGAGTATTCACTTGCTCGTTGGTCTTGAAAATCTTTTTGTGTACGTCACGGATACGAACACCATACGCTGCTTCCAGCCAAAACTGAACCACGTTAGGATCACGGTCGATATTACGAACCTGAACAAACTTTTCAGATTTAGAGGTATTGAAACCTAAGTCCATATTACCAACTTTTTGCAGAACCACTTTCGATCCTGATCCAAGAACTTCATCCGTTGCAATTTCCAATGCAGGGCAGAATGAATCTTCGCGCAAAGCTTCCAATACCTGAACCATGGTTGGCATTTGGAAAGCGTTCACTTTATTGCGATATGCATCACGTACATTTTTCAATGCCGATAATGTGATCAACAATTGTGGGTTTCCACCGATAGTCGATTTCAATAAAGGATTTGCTGTTCCAATAAACGAAACAAGGTTATCGTAAGCCAGTGAATCAGCAGCAGTAAGCGGAGCAGCAAATGCACCGGTCACCTCAAGGTTTCCCTGACCTGCAGCAATATAACCTGCAGTTACCAATAGATCCAATGCAGGGAAAAAACCAGTCATTGAAGTCATAGGAGTTAACACAGCGTTATCGCGTTCAGCGTGAAACATGGCAAAAGCCACATCTTCAGAGTGCGATTTTACAATACTCATCAAAATCAATTGTTCCAACGGGTGAACTTTTGATTTCAGATCCAGTTTGGTACCTGCGATTACCAGGGCTTTGTTTTCCTTGTAATTCGTGATATTGTCCAATACCTCGTAAACAACCAATTCAGGTTTCAACGAAGTTTCAAAAAATTTAGCGATTTCAGCCTGGGCTGCAAATGCGGTACCTGGTGCATAAGGAATAGTTCCTCCTGCTTTACGACGCATG